TTTCCCTAGCAAGCCGCTCATTGCTCCAGTGCCTTTCATATATTTCATCAAGAAAATATATCTTCTCCTTTTTCCGTTCATACGCCATTCTAAGAAAACACAGTGGGTCAACAGCAAAACCAAAATCGACACCTTGATAAATATATTGTAAAAATTGTAATTCTTCGTCTGTTATCTCCCGTATTTCCAGATTAGGGAATACCTCTCCGCCGGTTCCTGTCGGGATTCCAAGATATTCATGCTCATATGCCTTGGGGTTGACTACTTTCAAGCGCTCCGCTTCATAAATGAAAGCCTCCCCCAGCCATTCAGCCGGAATGCTCCTGTAATCCGTCAGAAGCGTTTTGGCACGCTTATCTGGCTGCTTTATGTACATATTAGCCCAGTTATTCAAGGAAATCGGAGGATTGAACGAGCGAAATACTATAAAATCATTACCACCACGGATAACAGATTGTTCCACGCTACGCAGCAATAATTCCCCGGAAATTTCCGAAAACTCCTCAAACCATACAAAGCGAAATGTTCCCTTCTGTGGCTTTATTGATTTTAACTTCGAGGCATCATCAAGCCCTCGGAAAATAATCTGCGCGCCTGTCGGAATATACTCATACTGCATCGGGGAAACTTTACCTCTCCATAACGCATTAACCCCCAGCGTGTCAATCGCCCATGCGATTTGTGAGTAAACACTTTCCCTCATCGTCCCTGCAACCAGACGGAATACAATCGCATTGGTACGCCCTGTGATGTCCTTCATGACCCCTTTCACTATCTCCAAAGAAACAAACGACGATTTTGCGGAACCTCTTCCACCAGGAAGATTAAAGTACTGGAATCTGCCGTTTTGGACATCATCATCAAGCCCATAATAGCAGGGCGCTATAAATCCCTTTAAGTCAATCCTGCCCGCTTCCATGCGCCCCCTGCTCCGCTGTGCCGCTGCTTCCTCAATCCGCTGCAGGCGTCTCTCAATGCCGTTCATTCAGCACCCCCGTAAATCATAAATTTTACTTATTTTTCTGCATTTTCCAAGGCTTTCAGGCGCGTCAGGATATCCGTCGTCTCTGTCCAGACCTTACACTGATTCAGCATGATCTGCACTGCATTAACGCGCGTCTGTGCGCTTACTTCCTTATCGCGTATAATGCTCTGCAATACATCTACGCATTCATTCATGGAATCCTGCATCCTGTTCACGGAGGACCTGATGATCTCCATGCGCCTGTTAGCAAGTATCTCCTGCAGGAGCGGGTCATCACGGTATTTTGCGACCGTGTTCCGTGACAATCCTGTCTCCGTGATAATGTCGCTTAACTTGTCATACTTTAAAAACGCCGCAATGACCGTCTCACTGTATCTTTTCTTTTTCACTTGTTCCTGCCCCTTCCAGACTGGATATCCCTGTTTTCTTCATGGACTCCGCCTTTCTCTGCCAATACCGCTCATTCTGCGCCCTTACCATATCCGGGTTGCGGGCGCGCCATTCTCTTTGCTGCTGGTTTATCCGCTGCCTGTTTCGTTTACGGTACTCGCGGTCATAAGCCTTCTTTGCTTCCAGTGCCTCGCCTGTCATTTCCTCACTCCTTTATGCTGTTTCTTTCATGATATAACAATCCGCACCGGAATTTGTACCATTTTAAAAGTATTTTCAAACAGCAAGACGGCTTAGGGCGACAACCTAGCCGCCCATTTTCACTTTTCTGACTGATAATTATCTAATGAAGTTCAATATGTCCTCATCAGACAATTTCAGTACCTTGTAGTATATCCGCAACTCCCATATCGACATTTCGTCTGGTGTCGGGTTTATTTTCCCAAAACGATTAACCATCGTGCCACTACATCTTCCTGTCAGCTCCATGAGCTTTTTGCGCGTAACATCATGTTCTACCATTTTCACTCTCACAAGATGTGCAAAATCCTCATTCTGCTTTGTGCTCTGCAATTTAAAACCTCTTTGCCTGCCCAATACTATCTACCTCCTAACTGTATACGCTCACACTTATTTCGAAACAGGCGGGCGAACAACAGTTTCATTATAGCAAACATTTATTCTTTTTTCTAGTCTTAAATTACAATTTATCGTAAATACGTTCTTATCTGCGCAGGTAAAACAGCATAAAGAAGAATAAGAATATCAGAATCATTCCCAGCGCAATAAGCCCAGACTCTAAAATCATTTTTAACTGCTCATTGCTCATGGGCTGTCTTTCAATCCGCGCCGCCTTACAGAACTTATCCTTGTCTTTCTCCATACTCTTAATTGTGCGAATAACATCTTTAAAACGTCTATTATCTCTCATACTGCCGCCACCGCCTTTCTCCTTGCCCTCTCCATGCGCTTTCCGTTCATAACTCCATAGGAGTATGCCTGTGACATCAAAAGGCAAGTTGGAATCTGTTTCTTTTCCAGTGATGATAAGACATTTCTGATTGTGCGGTCCCTAAAGAGCACCACCCCTTGATGTTCAATCATCTTTAAATCGTCCTGTATCTGCTTATACTCTCTAAATTTGTTTGCAACCTCCATTGTTTCGCTCATTCTGCCGCCCATCTTACGCCTGTATTTCTCAATCCGCTCGTCGCTTGCAGACAAAATTGTCTTTGCCAGCTTCAAATTATGCTCATACTGCTCATTGTCCTTGTTCAATACAAGGTATCCTGTTTCATGATTGATAAACAATGTAAGGCTTCCAAGAGTTGCCCCGTCCTCCCACTCGGAGAGGAACGAGGAAGCCTGTTCAAGTGTCAAATCGTTAATGCCGCAGCTTGCAATCTTTAATGTTTCGTCAATTATTTCGTACATGATATGATCTCCTTTCAAATCCTGTCTGCTTTCTTCACCCTGATAACCATTCTAAGCGGTTCCGGTTCATTCCCGGCATATTCTTCAACCGCTGTTACAACAACCGTCCTTGCACCCTTCTCTGTGCGTACAACCACGATATCTCCGGCTGATACCTGTCCAATGAGACGCTCCGGCAGTTCCCATGAATACAATCTGCCTTCGGGCTTATGGCTTGCCCTCACGATCTGCCGCCTTCCGTACCGGACCGGAACACACTGGATGCCGTGCGCCTTTGCCAGTAAATAGCTTGTGTAACCGTCTATCAGGTTTCCCCGGCTGTCAAGGATAATCTGCGACTGTAAAGCCCCGGTTTCCTCGAAATACTGTTCTTTCTGCTGCATCTTCTCCGGCTTCGGCTCATGCGCTGCAAAGCAAGGATAAATTTTTATTTCATCAATTTTCATTTGCCTGCCCCTTTCTTTTCTCCCTTACTCTCTATATGGTCTAAATTATCCGCTATTCGCTCCAAATGGACTTGTACGCCATGAAGCGCACTTCTCATAGCAGAGGGTGTTAATGTGTCCGTTTCGTTATTGTCTAACTGATTTCCAAGTCCGGCTATTATCATTGACACGCCGATAATCTCTGCTGATATACAGAACAAATCTATATCTTTTCGCATCATATAGCACCGCCTTTCACTACCACGATACCGCGCATGAATCCTTGCTCAAAGGCTTTGTGCTCTGAATCAATACAACCTCTATATATCGCACTCTCTACGTCCATAAATTCTCTCTTTGTCAGCTTCGTCCTGATAAAAGCCATTGCCTTTTCAAATGTATCAGGCATGGGAATCTCCATTTCCGTCATAGCTTCATACTCGCTCTGCATTAAGTCTTTTAAATTCATTGTAATCAAAAACTTCTCAACGTACTTTTTAATTTTTTCCAAAAAACCTTTCCTTTCTGCCGGAAAGTATGCTACTATGTAACTGTGTTTGAGTAGCAGCTCCGGCTGTCACTGCCCTGTTGATACATCAATATCAATGGGGATTTTAATATGTTGTTACGTCACCTGTAATACAAAGATGCCTGCTCCTGCCGGAGTTGCTACACGATATGCAGCCGTCAATATTCTTGTCCAGGCTGTCAAGCGACACGGCAATCTCTGATAAGTTATTGTTGATGCTTTCCAGTGCTTCCACCAGACGGGTTAATAATTCTTCGTTCATGTTTTCTCCTTTCTTCCTCTAAGGGCAATAATTTTAAATCAGATTATTGATAGAAGTGCAGTAAAATCAAGGCTTTCTCAATTATCTGATTATCAGATTTTTGACAAAACAATTCAGATTATTGAGCAATTATCTGATGAAAACTCTCAATTATCTGATTATCAGATTTTTGACAAAGCCGCTTAAATAAAGGCTTTCATTCAATTATCTGATTAAGAAATATTGTTCTTAGGGACTGTATAATCTTTGTAATACCATATAGAACTTTTATCTGAACCATACCCTTGCGCTCTATGTAGTAAATTCATTTCTTTTTTTGCCCTATAAACAGTATCTCTTTTTATCCCTCTATTTTCGGCTTCTTTCATGATTTCTTTCAAATCTGCATATCCATCTGACAACATTTCTTCAAGAAACTCTTTTGCTTCGTCCAGCGCGATAGTGCTACGCTTTACCTCTTTCTTTTGTCCAAGAATATCATCAGCCTTTAAATCGCTATATCCGTCAAAGACAATCCCACCTGCATCATAATCAATGTGAAACTCGATACTGTTTCCATGCGCTACAAGACTGCTTTTCTCATGCGCCAAAATTTTATGCCTTTCTGGGTCATTTGGCTTATTGACCAGAATCAATTCACTTCTTGCCAATGCCACAATATCAATACTTCCCAATGCTCTATATAAGGCAGAATTGCTTGACATTTTGCTCATATGGGCTACCAGAACCATAGCACATTTATACTCCTCTGCAAGCCTTGAAAGCTCCGTTAATACTGGTCTGACTTCGTTTGCTCTGTGCATATCGAGTTCAGTGCCTAAATATGCCTGAATCGGGTCAAATATCATCAGTTTAGGGTGCTTTTCCTTTAGTGCCTGCTCAATACGCCCATCTGTAAAAGTCAACGCCTGTTCTTTCTCATTAATGACGCATATATTATCCAAGTCCGCCTCCATCTTTTGCAAACGTGGTACTATTGTATCTGCAAGCCCGTCCTCTGCTGTCTGATAAATCACAAATCCCGGCTTTCTCGGTTCATAAGGGTTTTCTTCTTCTCCATAGAATAATCTGCCAGTTGAAACAATAGCCGCCGCCTTTAAACATAGGGTTGTCTTTCCCACACCTGGGTCTGCAAGCATAATGGTGATTTTTCCTATAGGTATGTATGGATGCCAAAGGAAATCAGTTTCTACGGCTTCAATAGATGATAAAGGTATCAATTCATATTGCGCACTTTTTATCTGTTTTGAAGTACTGCTGTCGCAAATTCCTCGGGCTTTTCTATCACCCCTTCTTGCAATAACCTCTGACACAGCTCGGTCAATTCTTCCTTGGTCAAACTCTGTATGTTCTGTTTCCGTTTCTCCTCACCCTCTTTCTGCTTTTTCGCCCATTTTCTTTCACATTCCTGCCGATACCAATGTGCAGCCTTATCCAATTCGGCATTGTAAGCCGCTTCATACTCATTTACCCAGCTTTCATAATACTGCCTTGCTTTGGAGCACCCTGCGGCTTCCAGGGCGGCTATAGCCCTGTCTGGAAAAGATGCATCTGTCACACTGTAACCATATATTCTCTTTATAAAGTCCTTTAAACGCATTCTCGAATTGATACTTGCAAGAAGTGTTTCTTTATTCAGTTGTTCCATTGTCTATATCCTCAAGCAGATCAATCACCTTAACTTTTAAAGCTTTTGCTACCGCTCCTATATATTTTGGCTTGGTATAGAATCCTCGTCTCATGGAATAAACAATATTCTTTGATATTCCTGCCTCTGCTGCAAGTTCGACCGGTTCAAATCCTGCCTCTGCCATTGCAATAAGAACTTTTCTACTGCTCGGTTTCAGCATTGTCGTGTCCTTTGCTACGGGCATCTACTTCACCTCCTCATTTAAAATATGTGCTTCACATATTCCTCTGATAACATGAACGGCGTTTCATTTTCCTCATGATCTGGATTGTAAATCACATCAATGCCGATGGTCACGTTGTCAATCGTTCTTTCCAGCTCCAACATCATGCCGCTGTCCTCTGAATTGATTCCAGTAGAAACCTTTGCTACTGTAAAACCTTCCATCATACTTTCATTTACCTCTGCATAATCTCTGAATACTTTTGCCATTGTCTGTTTTCTCCTTTCTTTAACCAATAAGCGCAGCTGAATGAAACCTTTCCAGCTTGCGTTTACACTCCTGATAAATGTCCTTGTACGGCTCCTGAAGCTCTATACCTTCCGCTATACACTTTGCTATGATATTTTCAACCAATGCAAGCGTTCCAAGTTGTTCTATGGTTGCCATATCCCTGTTTTCAATACCTGCGGTTTTATCTGCAAGCTTTGACAGGCTGGAATAATACCTTGCTGCGTTCCGGCTCCCCTGCCCCTCGGCGTAGTCCACCAGAGCCTTGATTGCATCTGTTTCCTGCTTCCTGATGGCTTTCTGGTATGCCCTTGTGTCTTTGTAGACCTCCGTCTGCTTCTGGGCGAGAAGCTGCTCCATGCGGTTGAACGCTTCGATGTATTTCATTTTCCAATCCAAAGCTTCTTTCCCGTTAAATCCCATCACCAGAAGTGAAAAGCCGTCCCGGTTCATAAGGTAATTTCTGTATGTCCTTCCCTTCGAATCCTTATAAGTTTGTGAGATGAATATTTTCCGGCTTTTAATCTCCTTAATTTTAAGGAGATTGTCAATTGTCATAATCACATTGTCGTGCCTTTTCCCGAAATGCTCCGCCACTTCCAAACTATCGCATACCGCATCCCTGCCGCGCATCATTACTAAATCCATGTAATCCTCCTTTCTTTAATCCTCCAAAATTTCAGTCACATCACATTCAAGAGCTTTTGCAATCTTAATCAGCGTTCTAGCCTGGCAATTCTTCCCGTTAATGATTGTAGAAAGATTGCCTCGACTCATACCAGATTTTTCTGCAAGATCTTTTTGGAGCATACCATTTTCTGCCATGATAAAAGAGATTTTGTCCTTACTTATTCTTGACATTGTTTCGCCTCCTTTTTTACACGATTTTGTGTATTCCACGTTTTGAGTATAATACACGATTTTGAGATTGTCAACAATTTTTCTAAAAAAGTTTGCACTTTTGTGTAATTTGTGATATTCTTTATTTAAGAGGTGTATAATGATGGGAATTAATCAATATATAAAAATCGGTTCAAAAATAAAAAAAGCTAGAATATCTAAAGGTATTCGTCAAAAAGACATGGCTGAAAAATTAGGATTATCTATTTCGACTTACTCAAATTATGAAAATAATTATAGAGAGCCTAAATTAGATATTGTTGAAAAGATATGTGAAATCTTAGATATGACCATTGATGAACTTATGAACTTCCCTATCAGCAACGATGAATCTTGTTTAGCTGATTCTTTATCATATGAAAACTCCTATTCATATGCCAGTTCAGAAGAAGAATTTAATAAACTGAAAGAAAATCGACAAATAGAATTAACAAAGAAAAAAGACAACAATATTCATAAATATGATGGTAGTATCCGCATTAACCATAATCTTTCACAAGAAAATATTGAAACTCTAAAAGAAATAAATATAATCCATAAAAAAATTGAAAGCGGTGAACAATTAAATGAAAATGAAATACATTTACTTAACGATTATAACCAGAAGCAGGACTTAGCTCTGAAGCACTTAAAAGAAACATTAAAATCTATGCAAAAAAGTTTAAAACCATTGTTAGAATTACAACCTGCTTATGAAAAATTAAACGATATCGGACAGAAAGAGGCCATTAAACGCATTGAAGAATTAACCGAAATCCCCCGATACACCAAAGCAGACGAACCCCCACAGAAATAATCCCGTAGGCGGCAGGTAAAAGCCAAATGTCCTTCTCCTAGCAGGACGCAACCAAATAGTGGTCTCCTGCGTCAGAGCAGTACCGCATACAAATTGACCGAAGTGATGATTTGTTCGGGAGCAGATTTGAACCAGTGAGGTTATTCTAAAATTTTAGAAATATTGATGAGGTTACTATAATTTTAGTAAGCGTATTCGTTCAAGGGTGCCCTAGATCAGGGCAGCTCCTCTTTAAAGAGGAATGCTCCTTCATATAGGGTATCATCAATTTGATGATGGTAAATCCCATTTGGGCTTAACCGCAGACAAATGGCTGTGGTTGACCAATTTTATATAACGAAAGGAGATAAACAATCAAAATATGGCAAGAAATACAACAAAAGAAGAACTTATTGCTCACAAAAACAATGCCTTAAAAACTCTCGACACATATTTAAAAGATCTAATTAACAGCTCTGACAGGAAGTCAAATGGAAAAGCCGATAAATTAAGTTATTGGATACAAGACTGGATAACTTTTCTTAATTTTGAAAGTAATTTCTCCCCTTCCAGCTTAAGAAGATACAAACGCGGAGAAATTATCAAAGTCCATTTAGGATACAATGTTGGAAGTGAGGAAGGCGGACTTCATTATTGCGTTGTCCTTGATAAAAATAATTCTATTCATTCCCCTGTTATTACTGTCATACCCTTGACATCTTTAAAACAGGATAGTGATATTAAAAAATTGCATAAAGGCGATGTATATCTGGGTGATGAATTATTTAGAAGGTTAAGCGCTAAACTCCTATCCATGATCGAATCTCAACAGAAACGAATAAGCAGCTTAGAAGAGCTTATCAATAATCAAAATTCAATTACTGCCAAATATGAGATTATGATACAACTTAAAGAAACTCAAAAAGAAGGTGAGCTTCTCGATCGTATAAGCAGAGAGGTGCAACGTATGAAAACAGGAAGCATTGCCCTTAGCAATCAAATAACAACTATAAGCAAAATCCGAATTTATGACCCCAAAACCAATCACGATATCTTGAGCGGAATAAAACTTACAAGTGAAGAACTGGATTTAATAGATACAGAATTATTGAATCAGTTTGTCGGAAAACAATCATAAAACTTGCATATTTTCTTGACAATCACATATTATGAGGTATATAATGAATATGCTTTAAAACAGAGCCATTTACTGGCAGTATAAAAGACACAGCCCCCAGCGGGCAGCATTTCATTATAAAGACCTCGTATTTATACGGGGTCTTTTGCATTGTTTAAAAACGCCTATCCGGCTTCACACAGGTATTTTATACATTTATTGATAGAAATACCATCATCAGCATTTAACCCTGTATATGGGCGGCAGAATACGTCACAATGGCATACTGAAAATTACGGGATACCGCCCCCATAATTACCGGGTGGGGTCTAATCAGCTCCCACTTTGCCCTGATTTTAAACCAGTGAACTACTGCACCATGACAATATAATATGTTTAACCGGGCAGCCGGGGGACGTGCTCTCACCCAATCCAAGTATCCTGTCGGAAGGTGGTGATTATTATGAGTACATATGAGGAATTTATGGTGCTTTTGACTATGGGACTTCTGATCGTTGCAATTCTGAATTTGAAAAATAAAAAATAGCCGTCCTGTTCTTTGGCGAGAATAACGGCTATTTTTTAACTTGATACTATTTCGCCGGGTCGGGTGACTAGCACTCACCTTCCGGCTCCCCTGTTAAGCATATTATAAGCGAATGCACCGCTGTTTGTCAACATGGAATTTGACAGCGGTGCGGCATCGCAACCAGCAAAAAACCGCCCAGTGTTACCAGCACTGAACGGTCTTTGATAGATATCTAAAGATGATACCCTATTCGCAAACATATTGTATCATCTTTAGAAACAGCTTGCAAGCGAAAATCTCGCTGGCTGTTATTTTTATACTCAAAAAGGAGAATGATACAATGCCACGTGGAAAAGCAATAAGGAATAAAAATGGTTATGGTACTGTTGTAAAGCTCTCTGGCAACCGCAGACAGCCGTATGAAGTCAGAGTTAACACCCGCATGGACGAACGATATTATCCCGTCTATGACGTTCTGGGACGCTATGAGACGCGTGAGGAGGGCTTGATTGCCCTAGCTGAATATAACAAGACCCCCTATGATATAAGCAACTCTAAAATGACATTTAGAGAACTGTATCAGGCTTTCTACCGCGATAAATACGAACTATCAGGGAAATCATTTTCTCAAAGCTCCAAGGACTGTACACGCGCCGCATACAAGCATATGGAGCAGCTTCATGACCGATTGTACAAGAACCTTCGAACCAATGACTTCAAATCAGTATTCAACCAAACCATAGACAACAAGCCAATATCCCATGCAATGCAGGAACACATGAAAAGCCTGATCGTGCAGTTGGACAAATTCGCACTACAAAATGATATTATCAGCAAAGGTTACGCTTCCTTTGCCAGCATAACGGCCACAGAAGATGACAAACCCGGTGTACCCTTTACCCATGATGAGCTTGTAAAGCTGTGGCAGCATCGAAATATCCCATGGGTAGATGCCGCACTCATATACACATACTCTGGTTGGAGAATATCGGAGCTCAACAAGATGCCTATAGAGAATATCAATCTGTCTGACTGGACCTTTAAGGGCGGAATCAAAACTGCTGCTAGCAAGGACCGAATTGTGCCAATTCATTCAGCGATACGTGACATGGTAACAAACCGAATCAGCGAAAACGGCAATGTATTATTTGCCGAAAATGGAAAATCCATCAGCAATCTCACCCTCACAAAACACTTTAAAAATGCCCTGTCTGCTGCCGGCATTACAACATACCATACAATACACGATTGCCGCCATACATTCACATCACTGCTTGACAGTGCTGGAGCAAATCCCATATGCATTGATCGTCTTGTCGGACATGCCTCCAAGAGCATTACTTCAAAGACATATACACACAAGGATATCGAGGAGTTAAGAGCAGCCGTGGAATTGATAAAAGCGCCTGTACATTAGTTTGCTTCATGCAGCTTTATTGTGTCACTAGTACGTCACTAGCTTGTCACTAGTAGTGTAAATTTCATCAATTTTTCCCGATTATCAACAATTCAAGAACACCGCAAAATCAACGCTTTCAGCATATCGAGCTTGTCAGAAAACTGTGCAAATTTAAGGTTATCATAAGGTAAACATCATACTGTCTTAAAGAAATCCTTCTATAGTTATCAATACAGACAGCACACTGCACGCTAAAATACAACAAATTTAAGCCGCCCTGAGGCGGTATGGAGGATTTTT